ATTATATAGTCTTTAGCTCATGAAGTCAATAAAAGAATTATCTTTTTCTATCAATTTCTTTTTTCTTGATTTCGTTTCTGAGGGAGTTTCCCGTCTTTCGGGATCTATATTGTCCAATTGTTTTTTCAAATAATCTACAAGTTGTCTACTTATTTCCGAATCATCACTATTTTGAATAATCGAATCTAAATCTAAATTCTCAATAATTTTATATTTAGTTGCCTGATGCTTTTTTTCTTTTTGGATTCTGCGGATAAAGGCAAAGTAAATAATTTGTGTATAATATGCAAACGGATTAGATGATTTTGCTGGGTCAAATTTTGTGGCAGCTGTCAAACAATTTTCTATGCCATCAGAAACCATATCATCTTTAAATGTATAATTAATAAAATTTGATTTATATGATAAGTGCGTAGCAATTTTAATAAAACATTCGCCTATGTACCTTGGTACTTGGGGAATCCCCTCATTTTTTTCTTTTGCGGCATCTATACTAGTTTTGTAGTCTATAAGTGCAGCTAAGAATTTTTTATTATCTACGTAATGTGAGGTTTGAGGAATCTCAGTGGAGTCTTTTTGTATTTCTACCGACTCGACCAACAATGATTCCTTCTCCGTATTCTTCAGTTTCTTTGTCTTCATTTGTTTCATCTCCCAATCTATTTAAAAATTCTTCAATCGTTTCTTCACCTGTTTGAATACCATCCTCATCATCGTCCGGAATAAGTAAGTCTTCTTCCTCGTCCCGTTCAGATAGATAAGTTAAATAATTATTTTTTAAATTTTCTTTTATGTTTATTACAAGCACAATTTGACTTGTAGGAATTGTATAAACTTCCTCCCCAGAAAAACTAAATAACGGATACATAATATAGGATTCCACTACGCCCCTAGAAGAAGGCATACGCATTGCAGATAAGATAACAGGTTGTGTTACTTGTATAGTTTTCTTATCGTAAATATCCTCACAATTATCTGTTGTCATACAAATGATATTATCACCTGAAGATAATTTCAAATATTTGTAGTAAAGATCTTCCATTATATTTTTACCTTTACTAATTTGTAATTGAAATGCTCATCATTGTATATTTTGATCCGTTCAACCATATGAAGTAAAGTATAATTCTTTTTACTTTTCCATGTTAAGTCATCTGCAATATCATAAAGGTTACATGATGTTTTAGTTTCGCTTGTTCTCAAACCTCTACCTATAGATTGTAAATTTCTAATTCTAGATTTTGACGGAGATGCAAAAATAATATTATGTAGATTTTTAATATTTATTCCTGTAGAGAATGTCCCATAGCTAGCAACAATAATGGCATCAGGTTCTAATTCTGTAATTCTACGAATATCCTCACGTTGTTCTGTATCTGTTCCACCGAACACAAAAAAGACTTTTCTATTTTCAGCTTTTTCCTTAATCATCTCATATAATGGTTTGCCGTGCTTTTCAACATATTGGAATAATACTAAAGTATTGCCCGTTTGCTTTAAAGCAAGATTACGTATAAATTTATTTCTTGGTTCATGCTGAACTATAAAATCCATCTCATCCTGATATGATTTGCCCTTTGTTCCTTTTCTCAATTCGTCGCTGTATTCTAATATTATATTATAAATCTCAAGATTTGCCAACTGGTTATCCGAAATAAGTTTCTTGGTTGTGGTAACTTTGTACACCGCACCAAATAGTCCTTCAAGAACTAACTTATGTGTTTTGGTTCCATCCAATGTTCCAGTAGTACCAATTCTATAGGGCGATGTAGTACATTTATTTAGAATACTTGTTAAAGACTTAGCTTTAAAATTATGCGCCTCGTCCCCATAAATTACTTTAAAGTCTTTAAAGAAGGGTTTAGGTAGTTTATATAACGATTGCCATGTACTAATAACAACATCATATTCATTGGATTTTTCGTGACCTCCGTAAATACGATGGCAATGCTCAGATGTTTTCCAATTATTCAAACAGGAATAATCTTGAAAATCCGAATACATTTGTTCCACGAGGGAGGTTGTTGGTACAAGGATTAATTGTCGTCTACTATATCTTTCGTGCCAACGAATAAGACAATAGATTATAAGGGATTTTCCTGAACCAGTGGGAGATAGTAAAAGACGTCTTCCATCTTTAATAGATTGAAAAACTGCATCTACTTGGTAATCTCTAATTTCTAAAGGCTTTCCCTTTGAGCCTATATTTAAATCTTCACAAAATTTTCTAACAATATCATAAGTTACAGCATCGCATTCCTGTACATAATTACTGTAATCTATAGTATAATCTCTTTCGTCACAGAATCTTTCTAGATATTCTTTCAATCCAACATACAGTTCCTGTGTGAACATGGAATATAGACGAACCTTACCGTCCCACATACGAGACTTATAGAGAGGATGAAACTTTGCTCCAGGTACATCAAATGAAAAATGATCATTTAATTCCTGTCCAAGAGAAGGTTCACATTTTACTCTAAGATAAACTTCATCTTTTTTCGATAATACTATATCTGCCATTACATCATGCCATTAGTAAACTTCTGCCATTCAATAGCATTTTTAATATCCCAACCTCTACTGTTGATGGAACGAATAATTTGTTCTAACTGATATAATACTGTTTTAAAATATTCTACTTTATCTTGTAGAATAACCAAATCAGCATCTACAGTTAAAAACTCGTCCATTTCATTTTTAAGAGGTTTATTACCTTGCCATTGACCCCAATTCTCTTCTTCTAATTCTGCTTGTGTCATCTCACCTCTATAATACCGATACTTTTTGCGTCGGCAATTTAAATAATCAGATTCAGTTTTACGAAGATTGAGACGTGTAGAGGAAAGCAGATTCAAATATTTTGCATGAAGGTTAGGAGTTTTTATAGACTCCTGACCCAAATTTAATTCATTGATTTTACAATCCGCTTCCCAAGTATCTTGCAACTCAGTTAATTTCATAATATAATGCCTTCAATTAACCGATTTGAATAATTTGCTGAGGATTGCCTTGGAAGTTGAATGAACCATAGTGGTTTAAGCTGATAGATGGGTCAAGCCAAATTTCGCCGCCCATATCTTGCCATCTGCGTGAGAAGGTATAATCTTCAGACAAATAACGCTTGTCCTTCGGATCAATCATAGTATCAAAGAATGCATAGAAGTGGGGATTCAACTCGGGTGGAGTATTTAAATCGTTGTTATACTTAAGCTCAGGATAATGTACAATCATTTTGTCGATAACTTCACGCTTAATCATCATAAAGCCTGTAGCACCATCGTGTAAACGAATTAGACCATTCTCAATAGCAATTTGTTTGGTATCGCGATTTAAGAATTTAAAGTTGATAGCATAGTCACTACCGAAAGAAGCGATCTGTTGATCCGAATAACCTTCATCCTTAAGTCTAACTGACTCACGAATACGCTGCCAATTTACACCCTTCTTAGGATAAGCACCAACTGCTACCTCTTTATTGTGTGCAATTAATTTAATTACATCTTCAACTTGGAATTCAATGTCCGCATCAATAAACATTAAACGAGTAAAATCACTTTGTAGGAAATAAGCAACAAGTACATTACGTGCTCTTGTTACTAACGATTCATTTGCAATAGTACCAAATGCCACGGGGATTTGATGTTGGTTGCAGAATGTTAACAATCTAATTGTTGAACGGAAATATGCTTCTGTCAACATTCCACCATAGCAGGGAGTTGCTATGAAGAGTTTTTCTTTTCGCAAATCATCCAATTTAACTTCCAATTTATTTTCGTTTGGATTTGCTGGTGGTGTTAGTGTTGTTGGCACTTTGGGCAATGCAGGCACCTTTGGCAAAGCCATTGGTGTAATCTTCTTTTTTGTATTCATAATAACTCCAAGTTATATTATAAGGGTTCTACTTCGAAAATAGTATATTTGAACGATGCTATCGCTGTAAAATATTCTACACTTCCCGATGCTATATCAAAGTCCAAAGCGGACAACGACGTAGGGAACAGGTTTTTAAATATTATATTTACTTTTGCTGTGTTTGTCGAGTCTAAAATCGTTAAAGTTGCATCCGAGTATGCCAAAATCTCTGAAGTACCGTCTAGACGAGTAATAAAAGGAAATCTACTTGGCCTATCTTTTACAAAAGTTGAGAACTGGTTGTAGTCTTTAGGAAAACCTATAGCAACTATCCATCTATACAATTCAAGATAATTTGACATATCTTCCGAAATCAAAAATCTAATTGCAAGCTCACCAAAATTAATCTTATCACCGATAGTGGGAATATCAACAAACGGGGTAGGTTGAACTGCATATCCAAGTTGTATATCTGGGATGTTTGCGGATTGACAAGTAAAGGACACATTAGGTATATCTTTGACACCAAATCTAAACGCATTTGGTCTTAAATAATCATACGTTTTCGGTAATGAGTTATAAAAATTATTTTGTAGATTATTGATGTTGGCTGTATACATACGCTTCCTTGTTATCTATTATATTTATAGCCTGTGCAAAGGCAGAAAAAGGGGGAATTACTTCCCCCTTAAATTCCGATCTATGCCGGCTACTTAATTACATTAAGTTTACAACCTTAGTCTTGCGATAATATTGGTTGCGACCAGCTGTAAATCTGTCACCGTCTGCGTCGGATAAACCAGCTGCGGATGTAACATATGGGTTAGCAATCAAACCATAACGTGTCTTGAAGCCAATCTTTGGCTGGAAGCTGTTAGGATCGATAGCACGAACCATTTGTAGAGGTACATATGGGCAATAGAACATACCTGCATCATAAGGAGAAGAACCCTTATAACCAACCATATAGAACTGATTTGAAGCGCCTAGGTTTGCAGAATATGGATCAATGTAAACACGATAACGACCGTTCAATACACCTGCGAATGTGTTGCCTGTATCGTCAACATTTAAGTTTGTCGATAGAGCTGGAGTATAGTCTAGAACACCAGACATAGCTAATGCACTTGCAACGTCTGCAGAACAAACGATGAAGTTACCTTTTCCTCTACGAGTATCTTGTGCAATGTGGTTAGCATCACGCTCAATGTTGAACAATAGACCTTTGAAACGCTCAACAGACCAACGTCCATTAGAGTCAATATCTAAGTCAAATGTTCCTGCTGTTGCTGTTGCAGGTGAACCTGTTTTTGCAACTTGATAAATTGTTCTAACAACTTCACGATTGATTTCAAACATGAATTCTTGTGATAGAATGTTGGACAATTCTGCTTCTGCGTCAAGACCGTGAATTGCTTTTAAGTCTTGTGCTAATTCAACAGTGTACTCTGCCTTCAACGCACGAGACTTAGCAGTAACTGTTGTCTTGTCAATTGAGAATGACATCTCATTAAATTGACTTGCAGCTTCCATAGATGCTGTAGAAACGGCATTGCCTGTAGTGTATGTGCCAAATACTGGGTTAGAACCAGAATGAGCTGGGTTAGAACCTGTACCTGGAATAGAACCAGAGAATGAAGTATTGGCTTCGTTGAACAATGCTTCTACTCTGTTGGTGGTATCATTACGTTCATCTTTGTATATGGATCTCATTGCAAAGATTAAGCCTGTTGGGCCAGTCATTGGTTGTACACCGCAAATGTCATAAGCCATTAGGTTAGGCATAGCACGACGAACCAAACCGATTAAAATTGGGTCATATTTGTCGATACCTGCTGTTGCGCTAATGTTGTTTGATGGAGTCTCGAACAATGCTTGACGCTCTTCACGTAAAGATTTTTCTTGGTTCTCTAACAATACAGCTGTAACTTGACGCTTGTAGTTGTCCTTAATTTGTGGCAGGTCTGGATGATCCAGAATTGCTGACCACTTTTGTTGAATATTTTCTGATAAAAACATTTAATGTCTCCTTGTTGGTAACTGTTTGAACTTATAGTTATTTATAAGTTATGCTCTTTTGATTGTTCTTGATAAGGCTTGTGCATAAGTCGAAACAACATCATTGCCTGAATAGACTTCAGTTGGTGCGATTTCTTCTATAAGCGCTTGCTTTGCTGTTTCTTTTGTTACAATAGCATCGCGTGGGAAATAATTTTCTTTAATAACAGATACTTTTTCTTTATAGAAATCTGCATTATCGAACTCTACACCCTCTAGAAGTTTTGCTAATTTGTTAGCCTCAGTATCTGCTAGATCTTTAGACATTTCCTTAATGATAAGTTTCTTTCTTAGATCTGTTACTTCGGTATTTAAATTAACATTGTTTTCCAACTGACTGTTTAGTCCTTCTTCCAACTCCGTTACTGCATCTTGCAATTCACTAATTACATCATATTTTTCTTCAGGCACTTCAATGTAGTGTTCTTTGAATAGGGCCTTTAGACCTGACATGAAATCTTCGGCAATCTCTGAACGAAGACCACTCTCAACAGCCAATTTATTTTCTTCTAAGTAATTCTCAACAACATAGTTGAGATACGCGTCAATTTTTTCCACAACGCCTTCCGTGTATACTGTAAATTCTTCAGCAAATTTTTCTTCCAATGCTGCTGATACTTTTTCCATTTCGTTATTAACGCGAGCAATAACTGCTGCTTCAAAAATGGATGTTGCTTTTTCTCTAAAGTCTTCCGATAAATCATCGCCAAAGATTGGGGAAAGATCAATAGGTTCAACAGTAGTTTCTGTTGTCTCTTCGTCCTCCACTTGTTCTTCCTCAGCTACAACTTCAAGATTTTCTTCTTCGGCTTCTTCTTCATGAATACCTGTATTCTGAGGAATTTGGCTTAGATCTTTTACTGTTGTGAAATTCGGTGCTTGACCAACTGGACCTTTCATTGCAATAGTATTTTTAGAAATACCTTTTGCAGTAATCGCTCCTTGGTTAACATCTTTTTCATCTCGAGTTTCGTGAGATGCGTCTTGCGAATCGCCTTGTCTTGGCTGACTACTATCGCCAGAGTTGGCAGCTTTAATTGTGGAATCTTTTTGCTTGGTAGGAACCATAGCTCCAGCTTCTTCATTAACTGAAGTTTTTGCTGTTACTTTTTCTAGCAATTCCTTAACTTTACTTTCTACTGACATTAGTGTCTCCTAAATGTATTGATGTTCTTCAATTGATATTTATAATTTTAGTTACCTAGACAATTGATTAACAAATTGTTCAAATATTTTTAACTTAACTTCATCCAAGTTTTTCTTAGATGTGGCCCTTATTTGCTTTTGTGCCGCCTCAATGTGGACTGTTTTCCAAATACCATTTTCGAGTATCCATTCTGCGGATTCCATAATGCCTTGAACAAAAGCCTCTGGTGCAGAAGGATCGGCCACAATATCAACAGTTGCTAGATGAAAGTCATCCTGCACTTCGTTAATTCCATTTGAGTTCATTTTTAACGATCCTAGCCCTCTAGTCGATACGCCCAAACGAACCTCATTTTCTATTAAATTTCTTGCAATAACACCCATTGGTGTTTCTAAAATTTTTGCCCTTCCCAGCACATCTTTGCCTTCCATCTTTAGGCTAGTGATTAGGTGGGAAACCTGGTGTAAGTTAATTGAAGGATTCTCCGGATGACCAAGTTCTCCTAGAGATCTTTTTTGTTCGATTAAATTTTGATACTTACCAACTTCTCTTTCCATGATATTTTTACCATAGGAACGATTGTTTTTATTTGCAGTATCAGATTGTGCAAAAATTCCTTCGATGTACACATTCTTGCCGCCGCCCTCTTTGGCTTCAACCAGATAATTTAAATCTTGTGCTACTTCTTTGATTAATCTCATATTAGTTTACCTAGGTGCGGATTGTTGATCTGGTTCTCGATATCCTGCGGACTTACTAAGAACCAAATATAACATAGATTGGGGAGGCATTTGAACTGCAATATTAGATGAATTTAATGTTTTATCATGAAAACCTGCGTCTTGTGTTAGCTCAAACTTATCAGCTCCGTGCAAGAACATTACATTGCCCGTTGCTAATGCTGTTTGAACATTAGATCCTCTTGCAATAACAATAGGATTAACTGAAGAATCAGACGCTGAAAACATTACCGTTTGAATATTAACATTACAATTAAGTTCACCCAAAAATGTTTCATCCGCTAATTTCAAATCAATTAAATTGACGTTCGCAGTACCAACAGTTGCATCATTAATAAGTTTAACGACCGATTGCTGTCTTACGTTTTTTAATATGGATTTTGTTATTGCCATTTTTTTCTCTTATTTAGAAGTTGGCTTCTTGCCTGTTTGAGGCACGCCCATTTTCTTTTGTAGGTTTTTTAATTGGTCTTGATCTGATCCGCCGGTTAGCGCTTTGCCAACTTTCTTAGCAACAGACTTAACAGTATCCATTACCGCTTCATCATATTTGTTATATTTGTCTCTAACTTTATCTAGATCTTTGCCTTCTTTACCAGCTTTGGCTAAAGCTTGCATGCCTTCTTTACCGTATTTCTCATGGCCCTTGGCGGCACGACTCATGGTTTTTTCTTCTAAATATTTTTCTCGAAGTTCTTTAAATTTCTTCATGTTCTTCTTGTCCCTGTTCTCTGCCTATATTAGATGCAAGTTCTATTTTTTTAGCATCTAATGCATCAGTAATTTTTGTTGCCATGATTTCATTAAATTTTTCCATAGCATCAGTTTGCTGATTATTAATAATACTATCTACCATGTGATGAATGACTGACGATTCCATAATTTTTCCTTTACATTATTTATTGAGGCGGCGGTTGTTGATCCTGAGCTTGATCTTGTCCTGGCGGAAGCTGGCCTGGGGGCATACCCGGCATACCAATTTGCGGCGGCGGAGGTTCAGCTTCTATCTGTCTCTTCATTGCTGCAATTTCTTTTTCCGACATTCTTAGTATATTTTTCATAACATAATCTTGACTGTAATATGCACCAACAAACGGTTGAATCTGCATTAACAAATCAATTCTGTTTCTCATATTCTCAGCATCTTTCATTTCTTCAAAATACTGATCCTGAGTATATCTATATTGGATTTTATCCTTTATACTAGTCCAGTCTTTATCAGTCAATACACCTTTTAGTAATAATTGCGTTCTTAATAAATCGGTAAACAATTCATTAAACTTCTTTCGCAATCTACCAACAAACTTCGCAAATTTCAACTCATCTCTAGTTATCTCAGTCGCCCTACCAAACGAGATACCTGATTGCGGTTGCATTCTTGACAAGGGAACATTCAATGCCTGATATAATTTAGTTTGAAAATAGTTCACATCCTCAATCTGACCAAGATTTTCTCCACCGGCCAATGTGTCAATTTCTGTGCCTCTGCCACCTTCTCTTCTAGGTAACCAAAAATCCTCAAGTGTAGACATCATCTTACGATCGTCTCTAATTTCACCTGTGTTTGAATCGTACACAATTTTATTTCTATAGCGAGCCATAATATCTTTTAAATATTGCTCAGCTTTTAACTTAGGTAAATTACCTACGTCAATATAAAATATTCTTCTCTCCGGTGCTCTAGCTATTCTGTAAATAACTAATGCATCTTCCATCATCTTTAATTGGTTAACAGGCTTGATTGCTCTGTGTAAATGACCAATTACTATATTCTTATCATAATCCAATAGACCAGATGGCACAAAACAAATTGCATCTGTGTTTATTCTAATACCTTGATTTGCGGTACTAGAATAAGTTGGATTATAAGTTAATCCTTTGTCATTATAAACAAAAAATTCATCAACAGATTTAATTAGATCTACGCCAGTATCTCTGTCTTTCTCTTTCTTAATCTCGCGTAATTTTTTAATTTTTCTAGGATCAATTTGAATAAGTTCTAAAACCCCTCTTCTTGGGTTTTTAGTATCAATGATCTTTTGAAAATATAATCTACCATCTACATACCAACGTCTAAAGATATCATAACCTTTATCGTTAAAATCTAGCAATTGTAATATTGTATCAAATTCTTTTTCGATAGTATCTTTAATATCATCGGGTATGTCAAGCTGATCTAAATTTACTTTGACAATCGCTTCGTCATCAATTGCTGCAATTGCTTCAGTTAAAATTTCATCAATAGCTGCAGTAGTATCTGGATATAATGCTGCTTCTCTATAGCGAGTAATCAACTCATACTCAGATTTTGTAGTTGCATCTAAGTCAACATACGTACCAAAATATCCGCCTGCCTGTACAGTAGACGCACCATCATCTAATATAGGTGTGGCGAATCCCTGTTTATTCTTTGTTATCGGTTGGTCATCCGCATCATCACGACCAAAGGTAAAGCCAAATAGCTTAACTGCCATAATTAAATTCTTTCAAAAATATTACTGTTAACCCGGGAAAAAACTACGTAATGCCGTCGCCGCAGGCGTTTCCACAATACTAAATGTCTGATATTGAAACGATACTCCAAATGTTGAGATTTGATCGTTACTACCAAAATCTAATTGAACTGGGCCAACTTCCACCGGAAAGGCTCCATCCAATGTATATTTTCTTAAAACATTATCGTTACGATCTTTTTGAGAAATCTCAATTACCTTTTGATAATCTCCTGGGTTTTGCAAACCCGTTTTATTTAATCTATTCTCAATAAGATTCATCCACTCCTCTAATGCGCTTCTAACAGTAAACTCACTGTCATTAATTACGGAACAACTAAAAGGAGCAAATTCCTTATCGCCTGCCAATTTAATTAAACGGCCTCTATAATAAATGGGAGTAACTCCCATCGTTTGCCCAGGCAATTCAGCGGTAGTTATTAAGAATCTTCCAAAATCTCCGGCCTTTTGACCTAGACTATCTGGGTAATTGATAACTACCTCAAACTGATTCGGTCTTGCGCCACCGCCGCCTAATTTACTTTTAAATGTTGATATATCCATTTGGATCTCCTATTAAGCGCCGACTTCTTCGAAAGAAATACCGCTTCTTGTTGCTATGAAATTTAACTGAATAAAATTAATAGCTCTTGATGGTTTGATAAAAATATCTGCAGTAAATTCATTTCTGTCTATGACTGCAGGTGTATTATTAGTTTCATCACAAACTACTTTAAAATCTGTAATGCCCCTACGACCTTGCACATCTCTTAAGAATGGTTCTACAATATTTTTAAATTGATTTCTTGTGAATGGATCGTTGAATTCAAATAACTGGAATTTTGCTGCAGTTGCGATAGACTTCTCAAGAACAATAAACAATCTGCGAACATTAATTCTGTCAAATGCACTTGGTCTTGCTAGAAGAGTCTTGTCTCCAAACAACAATGTGCCTTGGCCCGGGAATGTTACTACAGGATTGACTCCGCTCTTATATAGAGTGTCTCTATCTGTTTTGGATGGAGAATAAGCTAATTTAACTAAATTCTTAACCACGCCTCTGTTATAACCGGCAGGAGAGAACCAAGGATCTGC